ACCGAACGGTTACCGGATTCCGGCCGAATCAGAAGAATGCCCGCAAGGTCAAGAAGGGTGATCGGTTCATCTGCTACATGACAAAGGTGTCCCGCTGGGTCGGGGTCCTAGAGGTGGAATCCGACGCCTTCGAGGATAGTACGCCTATCTTCTATGAGTCCGATGATCCCTTTGTGCTCCGGTTCAAGGTCAAGCCTATCTACTGGCTTCGACACGATCGCACTGTGCCCATCACTGAACCTGACGTTTGGAATGCGCTGTCATTCACCAAGAACGTCGCTCAAGGATCGCCCGGATGGGCGACGGTGCTTCGTGGGAGTCTCGTCCAGTTCCACGAGCACGACGCGAGGTTTCTTGAAAAACTAATCGAGAAACAGACGAGCGACTGGGGAAAGTCCTACCCAATCGACGAGGACGAGTGGGACAAGCACCTTACGCATCGGGTACGCACGGGCAACAAAATCGTTTCTGTCACCGTTCCGCAGGATGAACCCGAAGAGGAGAAGGGCGCACCCATAGCAACACTCGTCCCCGAAGTCCGGGAGTCCATCAAGGTTCAGGCGCTACTTGCTGAACTGGGCGCGCGGATGGGGTTTAAGGTATGGATTCCCAAGAACGATCGGGCCGCCGTCGAAGGAGAGTGGCAAGCCGAGCACAAGCCGGTCCTGAAAGACCTCCCGCTCAGCTACGATCAAACCACATTAAAGACGGTTGAGCAAATCGACGTTCTGTGGCTGAAAGGGCGCGCGATAATGCGCGCGTTCGAGGTAGAGCACACAACCGCAATCTACTCGGGCATCCTAAGAATGGCCGACCTCCTCGCTTTGCAACCGAATATGGACATTCGGTTGCACATCGTCGCCCCCGATGAGAGGAAGGATAAGGTGTTTCAGGAAATTCGCCGCCCTGTCTTTTCGCTACTTGACAGAGGCCCGCTTTCCGAGAGCTGCACGTTCATTTCGTATGACAGCCTTCATGACATCATGAAGTTGAAACACCTGCACCTAATGTCACATGACATAATGGACGAATACGCCGAGCCCGCCGACTGAGACCACTTGGAGCGGCCAACGTCGCCCGCCTTCCTCTATTCCGTTCCGCTATTTAGGAGATCGCCCGAGCCATGGAGAATGCTCAAACTGCTCTGAGGATGGAGCTAAAGAACAACGAGCCCATCGAAGTGGGGGACCTTGGGGCCGCGTTGACAGCCCTCGCCGAAGAATACAGGGAGTATACTGCATCAAACTCACCCGATATCGTGGCGAAAGATGTTCGCCTGTACGTCCGCACAATACGGCCCGGCAGCACTATAGCAGACTTTGTTGCATTGGCGCCCCTTGCCCTCCCGTTCATTGAGAATGCCAACTCTGTCATGAGCTTCGGGCAGTACATCGCGACTTTACTAAATGGCCTGCTGCTAAGAAACAAAAAGCCGGAGGTAGGACCGAAGAGTCTAGAGAACGCCATTCGGCTAGTGGAGCCGGTTGCCAAGGATAACGCTTCCCAAATGAACATACAGTTAGTCGCTGAAAACCAAACGATAAACAACTACATTACCATCAATTCGGTTCAGGCGAATGCAGTGCAGAACGCGGCGCGGCGCGAGCTACAACAAATGGCCGAACCGATCTTGGGCACCCGTCGGAATGTAGTACTTGTACTTCATCAGGCCCGCAGTGACCCGCGGAGTCGCGCCGGGGACCGCGGTCGAATCGAAAGCATATATCCCGCGTCAGTAAAACTTCTGTTCGAGAATGACGGCCTAAAGGCCGCCATGGTGGGCGGCGATGATAATCCATTCAAGTTTGCATATGTAGTCGATGTTGACGTAGAAACTGTGCATGGCCGCCCAGTACTGTACAAAGTCACCGCTCTGCACGATCGGATGGAAATTTCCGACCAGACGGACGCTGCATAGACACGCTGAGACTCGAGGACTTCTAGCCAAGGCGAGTGACGAAATGATCGACTGGGTCGTAGTTGGTAGCGTTGTAGGCCCCATGGCGGGAGCCGTCGTTGGCGCGTTTGCGGCTCGTGCATTTGAGAGACGAGTACGTCTCGTAGCATACTTAGGGCACGCCTCTGCATTCAGAATCCAAGGCCCGCCAGAAATCCGGCTCCACACCCACCAGTATGTTATCCGCAACGCAGGCAAGCAAACAGCAACAAACGTCCGCGTTGGCCACAATGACGTACGGGTCGACTACAACATATATCCCGATGTACCGTTCACCGTGGAAACGCTCCCCGGAGGAACGAAAGAGATTGTAATCTCGCGCCTTCTCGCCGGTGAACAGGTTACGCTATCATACCTATATTATCCTCCGGTCGTGTACAGCCAAGTCAACACCTACATAAAGAGCGACCAAGGATATGCCAAAGTGGTGACTGTGCTTCCTCAGCAACAGTATCCAAAGTGGTTCGGCATTAGCGCATTTCTGTTCATGCTCTTGGGCATGATTACCGTTCTCTACTTGCTGGTTCTGCTGGCGCGCTGGGTACTGGTGGAACTCACTTGAGTCGTCAGATCAAAACTCCTTATACGTCGGATCGGCAATCCAAAACTCAATGAATGTCTCAGGGAAGAAGTGGGGTTCGGCAGACCGAGAGACTTGCAGGATCTTAGCGAGGGTTAAGATACGGCTAGAACCATCCATCCGCGCAAGACCTCCCGCGCCGGTCTCATCCTCCCATACGCCTACATAGGGGTAGAGGCCAGAGGAGAGACGATGCCTATAATCGAACGTCCTTAGTAGCTCCCATTGCGCCGAATACTCCGCGCTCTTCAACGGGAGATTGCGCCAAACGAAACGACGGGGACGGCTATCTCGGAGAGGGCGTTGAACGATTACGTTGCCGTCCAACGTTTCGAGTGTCTTGAAATTCCTGCGGTCGGGGTAATCGACATGCGAGGGAGCTAGCAATTGATGCTCCGTCCATTCATCCCCGCTGGCCTCTTTCGTTCCAATGATGAACATGACTACCAGCTACCTCTAGCCCGGGTCCGTCCGTTTCCGCTCAATGCGTCCGATAGTGCATCCGGCAGAATGCGGCGGAGGGTTTCTGCAATCTCGTTCGCATTGCTACCGCCACTCACATTGACGTTGACAACGACATCTCCGACGCCAGGGCTGTAGCTACTTCCGAAACGGAACGACGCTGGCGCATTGATTAGCCGAGACTGCGGGTTAAGCAGTTTGTCCGTGCTCTGCTCAATGGCGTCAATTGTTTCCTTCGTATTCCGCGCGATTGCCTCCAAGGTAGGGACAACCTTCGGAGCGTCCGGCTTATCCCCGCCGAAGAGGGACCCAATAGCGCCGCCAATAAGACCGCCAACGCCGGGTACGATCATGGAGCCGAACCCGCCTAGCGTGTCCTCCCATCCCTTCATCCACTTGTCCGCTGCGACAGTTGCGGCTTGACTGCCAATCGTATTACCGGGGCCAGAGGAGGGAGAGGGGAGGAGGGATGCAACGGAGTCTGTGAGGTCTAGTAATCTCTGCTGCTTCGCTAACGCCTTATCAATCGCCTTGAACTCGGCATTCCGAGTCTTGGCTATCTCCCTTCTGGCCTCAACCTCCTTCAACCCAACGTCTAGCTCATTGTCGTTGATCTCGTTTCGCCGTCTCGCGAGTCGTAGCCGCTCCTCCTCGATATCGAGCATACGCAATGAATGCTGCAAGTCGAGGTCAAGGCGTCCTGCCTCATCCCCGCCGAAGCCTCGTAGCGCAATCTCGTGCCTCAGTACCTCCCACTCGTCGCGGAGGCCGTCGAAATAGCGCCTTGCTGCGTCTCTACCGGCGTTCGTGTCCGCATCGGGGCTAGGAGGGGTAAGAGAGAGGTTCGGGGCAACGTAGGCGGAATTCCGGCCGCGAATGGACGCCACCATTTCGTCGGCGGCTTCCTTCATGGCCTTATACTGCTGCATGGCGATAGCGAAGCCCGCGAAGTCTCGGCGTGCTGCGGCACCGATAGCGGCCATGAGTTCAGGGAGTGGAGCAAGCTTTGCCCCTAGTACCTCGACCTCTCTGATAATCCAAGAGAAAGAGTTGGCGAGGGCTGTCAATGGCGGGAGGATAGCGACTAGTGCAGGCTGTAGAGCCTTACCGAGTGCGGCTTGCGTCTGCTCAATGCCCTGCGCCAATAGGTAGGATTGGCCAGAGGAGGAGGTAAGCCACTTCTGGTATTCACCACGGACGGTTGCCCCGTCCTGCATGATCTTATTCAGGACGGCTTGTGCCTTCTGCTGATCGGTTAGCCGCCCTACCGTCGTATTGATCGAATCCGCCCATTCCTTGTACACAACGGACGCATTCATCCCAATGAGGTTATCAAACCCAGCATCAATACCAACGATGACCTGCGAGAGACGTTGCAACGTTTCCGTTGCGTCTAATCCCCGTGCCGCTCCAAGGTCTAGCGCGGCGGCTAGTGCTGGACCCGCCTTCGATACGTCACCCGCATTCTTGGCGAGCTTGGCGAGCTCGATAGCAAAGCCAGACGCAGCAACCTGCGACAACCGGAACTCCTCCCTACCTTGCTGCGCTACGGAGTTGAGGTAGGCTAGGTTCGTCCCCGTGAGTTTGGCTGTTGCGGCCAACTGCCGCTCCGCCTTGTCGTATTCGTTAACGACTTCAAAGGAACTACGGAGGGCCAGCGTCAATGCGCCGAGTGATGCAACTTGAGCTAATGTGCGAGTGCGGAACCGGGTTAGACTCTTCTCGAAGGTATCGACGTTCTTCCGTGCTGCGGTAAGTCCTCGTCTAAAATCCTCTGTCTCTGCCGTTAGCCGCACTCGGAGGCTTCCGAGTAGCTTGGCCATTTACTTCCTTATCTTCTGGAGCTTGCTTCCCGCCTTGGCCACTAAGCTGTCTAGCTTGGCTTGCTTCTCTCTCTCGCTGGCCTCTTCTGAATAGAGCGCTTGCCAGAGGGTCAATTCTTCGGCGGTTGTGTTGTTGAGGAGTTGTTGCAGCGTCATGCCCAATTCCCGGGCTAGCTGCATGTAGAACCGGAGGCGGGGTCTTTCCCTTAGCTGTCTTTTCCCGCCTCTAGTCCCTCAATCGTCATGAGGTTTACGTCTAACGCAGCGTCAACAACCCGCTGCAACGCATACCCGTTCTTCTTCTCCAACGCCGGGGTATCGTCCCGGGTGAATAGCTGATTGCCGTCCTTATCGACTGCGACCATTACGACAATCGCTGCACGGCTCAACTTGTCCTGCGTTATCATGCGCTCGACCTGATCCCGCTCCGCGCCGGTTAATGACCGGACGTAGACGGAACCTCCCCACTCCGGGACTTGAACCTCAACGCGGGGAAGATCGTTCTTCGCTAGGATGGAGTTGCGGTCCAGCATTACGCCGCCGTCGTGATACGCTCTAGGTTCGTGCTGCCGATGCCAGAGAGGGAGAAGAGACGCATTGCGCCATGTTCGCCGGTCAATGGCGTATACTCGGTTACGACAATGGAGCCCTCGTAGGATGGGTTCGCCTCCGACACTGCCGCACTCGAAGCACGGACCTTTACCGGGACCTCTGTCCCGATCATTGCAAACAGGCTAGCTCCGTTCGTTGTCTCGGATAGAACGCCCTCAACCTCGAAGGTCCAGGACTGCGGACCATCCGGGAAAACTTTTACGTTACGCTGCCCGAACACTCCGATGCTCGGCGCCTCTGCGCTCACTGCAATTGCTACGGACGTTCCTTCCTCTGCTAGAATTACGTCGCCAATCTCAATATGTGCGTCCGTAAGGGTTACATACTCTGCCATGCTCTATACCTCTTCGATGTAAATGAAATAGTCCTGACTTACTCGCCTCGTCCCGTCCTCCATGCTGTCTACCTCGTTGACTAGGAGAACGTCTTGTACTTCCTCACTCCGGTAGCGGGAGAATGCTTCTCGTACTGCCGCCGCCAATGCCTTCGCCTCTCCGTAGGTATCCGCCCATACGTCGATTTGAACGCGATACTGAATCGTTGTTGCATCGCCGCCGAATGCATGCGTTGCGCTGCGGGATACCTGCGTATATGTCACTCCGGTTGAAACGCCCTGCGGTAGTACCTGCGGATAGATGGAGGGCCAGCGGGAAACAATGAACTCACCTAATGTCATTCCAATACGTCTTTCAATGATCTTCGCAATTCATCCTCAACGGCCTTCGTCGCATCTTCCTTCTTCGTATCCAGCGTTGGGCGTAGGAACGGCTTCGCTGCGATATACTTCGTGCCCTTCTCAATGAACCGGGCATACCATGCTTTCGCCGTTACGCCTATGTCGTACATGACGCGGCCTACCTGAATGCGCTTTGCCTGAACCTCGATATTGTCTCGCAGATTCCCCGTCTTTCGAGGAGCACGTAGTACCGCCTCGTCCTTCAAGACCGTTGCACCCTTCTCGACTGCGTTGCGGAGGGCAAGTCCGGAAGTCCTATCACCTACCTTTTTCATCGCCCGCTTCAATTCGTCCGCACCTTCAATGTGCATGACGGAATGCTTCCTACGTCGTGCCATGTCTAGATCCGAGACGCCATGAGGACGGTTTCGCGCTTCCTGCCGTCCGGGTCCTGCACGGCCTGTATGTCGTACTCAACGCCGCCAGTGAGAACCCGCATCTTCGTTGTTATGTCGTCGCGGTACCGGATACGAAAGCGAGT